TTGGTCACAAAATTTAGCAAACTATACTTCTTTAGCTACGGTAGGACAACTCTTAGAATCTTGGAGAAATGGAGAAGATTTTGAGCAAACCGTTGTTTTTGAAAGTAAAGTCCATTCTATTTTAACGGAAAAACCTGTTGTAAAAACTATCAAAGAAGAAAAAATTCCAGAAGTAGATAATTTAGTTGTTAAAATTATGTTGGAAAAATTCAATGAAAAATATGGGAAAACCATGACTCCTGTACAGCAAAATTTAATTAAAGCTTATATCTTTTCTGATTCAGAGCCAGAAAAATTCACGAAATTAATTGAGAGCGTACAAAAAAATGCTCTGCAAAAATTAAAAGACTATAAAACGGTATGCGATAATAAAATAGTTTTATCTAAAATTGATCAAGTATATACACAGATTAAAGAGGTAAAAGTGAGAAATATTTCTGATGATAATCTTGCAAAATTTCTTAAAATTGTAGACCTCACAGAAGAGATTGGGAGAAATTAATGCCAAACGAATTAAGACTAATTACAGAATGGAACAACTGGGAATTTGACAGAGAAAAATTACTCAAAGAGAGATCTGCTTCTGGTAAATATATTATGAAAGGCATCTTGCAAAAAGCAAATACGCTAAATCAAAATGGTCGTATATATCCTGCAGACATCTTAGAGAGAGAAGTGAGAAACTATCAGAAATTCATCGCAGAGAACAGAGCATTGGGAGAATTAGACCACCCAGATTCTTCAGTCGTAGAATTGAAAAATGCTTCACACATCGTGAGAGAAGCTTATATGGACGGAGATATCTGTTACGGTACAGTAGAAATTCTCGATACACCCTCTGGTAAAATTTTAAAAAGTTTGGTCGATAGCGGAGTTACACTTGGTATTTCTTCGAGAGGCGTTGGTTCTACTCGTAAACAAGGAGATGCGCAATACGTACAAGATGACTTTCAGTTAATTTGTTGGGACTTCGTGACAGAACCGTCTACTCCAGGTGCTTTTATGATGCCAGAGGGAAGAAATAGAGAGATTACTGTAGAATCTGCTTCTCTAGATAGAGTGTTTAACAAATCCGACAGAATTGATAGAATATTAAATGATATATTGACTTGGGAGAAATAAAATGAGTTATTATGATAGAGACAAATCACCTAATAATGGTGGTACCACAGTAGGAGTGGGCGGAACAATGGGATGGCCTGTGCCTCATTTAGGACATGCTCCTGAATATCAAGTGAGTGGTTTTCCATTTGTGTATACTTGGAACAATTCAGCTGTTGCCAATGGCACTATAGTACAAGTCGATTTGCCATTTGTAGCTCGATGGATTATTATTTCAGGTCATCATAACAATGACAAAGTTGCAAATGATCATTTACACATTGCATTTAATAAGAATGGATTTACATCAGGCAATTATGTCGATGGAAGATTTTCATCAGACATCAGATTGGAAATTAAATGTTCAAAAGTATACTTTCGATTGACGAATTCTTCTGGAGTAGACCACGTTGAAATTATTGCTGGTTTGACTTCAATTCCATCGTCTTCTTTTGATAACGTACACACTCTAGCAAATGCTATTGGTGGTGGTTCAGATATTATCGGAGTGAATACAACTCCTACATTTACAGTTAATCCTTAATTTGAGGTAATCAATGAATAAACAAAAGCTTAGTAAATCTCTCTTGAAAGAAATCGTAAAAGAGTGTCTAGTCGAACTCCTTTTTGAGGGCATCGATAGTGACCGTTTGTCAGAAGCCGTGAGTAAGCCCCGCGGTTCTTCTCGGTCTCTTCAAGAAGTAGTAGATGAACGATCGTTTCAAGGCACTGAAAGACAAACTACGAATACAAGAAGGTCTACACCTATCCCACAAGAAGCTCATATCTCTACAAGAGCACAACAAGCTATTCCAGGATTGACTAATGACCCTATTATGGCTGAGATTTTTGCTGATACTGCAAGAACGACTCTAGTAGAACAGACTGGTGCAGAATCTCGAGGTTCAAGACAGCCTGCGACACCAGAAGCCGCAAGAGTTGCAGAAGTAGATAATATAGAAGATTTATTTTCTGGAGCTGGAGATTGGGCTGCGATCGCATTTGCTAATCAAAAAAAATGATAAAACATAATTAGAATAGATAGTTAGAGAAAAAATATCATTTTTTGCAAGGAGATTACGATGGCAAATTTTCAAAAAACCACACATCAGACTGTAGAGCATATTGACCCTAAAGATTCTCGTGGGACACAATCTAACAAAGCAGTCTTGAAAAAATTATTTTCAAATTCCCCAATTCACTCAGGACAATTGACAAAAGACAATATCGGAGATTATTGTGCACAATTTTTATTGGGCAGAGTAGACGATGGAGGCTATGGAGTTTTAGGAGAAGTAGAGAGAGGATTCTCTGAATCTCCTAATTTAGCTGATACACAGACAGGTGAAGGTGGATTACCAGCTTCTCCTTATGTTCCAAATCCTTCTTCTCCTACCCAAGGATTAAATCCGGCTTCAATTCCTGCTGCTCCAGAGGGTTACGGAACTGTACCTTCAGACACTTGGGGCAATGGTAATGGACATGCTTCTCCTCATGAGACAGCTGCTGGTATGTCACATGGTTGGAAAGATCTTCCAATTGGCAAATCTTCCCACAACGGTTAATCATGACTAATCCTCATTCTAAATTCGCAATTGGATCACGAGGTGGTCCAGGACAAGTCGATGATAGAAAAGGTCGTGGATATGGATCAATAGATCCTCAATATCACCTCCCTCGTCAGATGGGAGGTGGTTTTCCATATACTAATACGGATGAACAAGACGCATACGACGAAGAAATAGAAGGCACTGACACCGGAGTATCTGAAGAGACAACCGGAAAAATGCTTCGAAAAGCTGAAGAACCTTGGGATTTTGATGAAGCAGGATTTGGCCATGACGATCCCGGGCATTTTGCAGATGCAACAACAAAGGTCCATGAAGTAGTCGCCAATTCAATGGTACCATTTCCAGGCTTATATAAGACTTCTATTGATAACGACGATGAAGGCATAAAGAACTCTACGACTCGAAGAGACGGTTCTACACGAATGCCAAAATTCAAACCGAAACAGCAATGGGAACGTCCATCTACAGTAAATTATTTACATAGTGAGAAATATATAGATAATTACATAGACGATGGTCGAAATGATGATATATTTGAACCTAACGATCATGAGTTGTATTTAAATGAAATTTTATTACGTCGAATAATTCGACAATTAATTATTAACCAAATTTAAGGGTGTTTTGTGAGTAGTAAATGTAGGTTTGTTGTTAAGCCCACCAAAAGAGACCAAGGAAAATCTCCAGAAGTAGTCAATTCAATATTAATTAAAAGATTCGTAAGAATGTGGAAACAATCGGGAATTGCTCAAGAATTGAAAGAAAAAAGTGCACCTCGCACTCGTGGCATGAAGAAAAGAAAAAAAATTCATAACGGAAAAATGCGTCATCTTAGAGGTAAAAAGAGATAATTACTACAATATCGGATAATTAGTATTATCAAAATAAGGAGATGTATTATGTCAAATATGTATCAAGACGCAATTGCTGATGCTAGAAAACTTCGTGAGATAGCAGAGCAAAAAGCTAAAAATAAAGTTATCGACGCAATTACTCCAAAAATTCGAAGACTTATTGAAGCCCAAATACAAGAAGGGTCAGATGATTTAGTAGATTTAATGGATGATGAATTGGTGTCACCAGACTCTGATATTGATATGTTGGATGATGAGGAAATCTCTTCTGATTTATCTGATGAACCTATGGAACAGAATTCAAGTTTAGATGTAGATCCTGATGGATTTTCATCAATTGAAATCGTTGATGATATAGATGATTCAGATGACTTCGATTCTGAAGAAGAATCAGAAGAAGCTTCTCAAAAATCCGTGCATGTGAATATCACTGTAGAGAACAAGAATAGACAGCTTAGATCTATTGCTATTCGATTAGTAAAAGAACTTGCTGAAACAAAAAATCCTCGCAAAATTAAATATTTACAAGAGAATTTAAATAAAGTGCGAAAAGCACTTATAATTACTGAAAACGGCCAGAATGTTCGTATGGCCAACAACTTAACTGTTATATTAAAGGAGAGCGGAATGCGCAGACGTAAGAATAGTTGGCTTTTCGAAGGTGAAGACTTTGGAAAAGACGGTGCAGATATGGCTGACACTGAATTTGATGATGCTGGATTCGAAGATGAAGGCGGAAATGATATTATTGATGCTTTAGAAACATTGGGTGTAGATGTAGAAATGTTGAAAGCAGAATTGGGTGCTGGATCAGAAGATGAAAGCATGGACATGGGTAAAGACGGAGCAGACTTCGAAGACGTAGAATTCGATGATGCTGGTTTTGATGACGGCGAAGATCTTGACCTTGAAGGTTATATGGCTGAAGCCGACGACAATGAAGTAGTAGAAATTGATGAGTCTATGTTGCGTAGCGCTCTTCGAAGCACATCTTCTCGTAGATCTCCTCAAGCTACTCGTTCAGCTCAATCACTTCGTGAAGCTCGTGCTCGTAGAGCTCAAATGGCTCGCAGACGCGCACTTCGTGAAGGTGAAGCAAAATCAATGGCAAAACACTTTGGTGGTGGCAAACTGGGCAAGGAAATGTTCGTAGAAGTTTCTGAAGAACAATTGTTGAACGCTTTGGCTGAAGAATTGGGTAACTACGGTTCTGCTTTCAAAACCGGAAAAGCTGAGAAAATGGCTTCTTCTTTCGGTGGTGGTTCTGTTAAAGCTTCAAAAGCAATGAAAGAAGCACGAGTTGCTAAGCGTCAAGCTAAAATCAATGAAGCTGCTGCAAAGAGAGCCGCTGCTCAAGCGCGCGCAGCAAAAGCAGAATTGCAAGAATCAAATCTTTTCAATACAAAACTCTTGTATGTGACAAAGATTATGCAAGAACACACTTTGAATAAAAAACAACAACGCGCAATTGTTGAAGCGATGGATAATGCTAAGACTCAACGCGAAGCCAAATTGTTGTTCACATCTCTCAATGAGTCTTTGAATAAGAAGAAATTGCAAGAGAGCAAAACTTCTCCTTCTACACTCACTGAAAGTAAGTCTATGACAGGTAGTTCAAGTACTACACTTCGTTCAGGCCAGGCACCTAGAACAAGTACAAATGAAGTGAAGTTGGACCGTTGGGCTGTCTTAGCTGGTATTAACAAATAATCGATCAAAAATTTATAAAAAAATAGGAGACTTATTATGTCTATGACTTTACAAACTTTGACCGAAGGTATCCGTGAAAGACACATGGGAGCAACTCATGCTCGTTTGACTGAAAAATGGAACCGTACTGGTCTTCTTCGTGGCCTTCAAGGCTATAATCGTGAAAACATGGCAGTATTGTTGGAAAACCAAGCTGCTCAAGTTTTGAAAGAAAGCAACTCTTTGGGTGGTACAAATAACAACGGTACATCTGGTGGTGCTATCCAAGGTTTCCAAAACGTAGCATTCCCAATCGTACGCCGTGTATTCGGTGGATTGGTTGCTAACGAATTGGTATCTATCCAACCAATGTCTTTGCCAGCTGGCTTATTGTTCTACTTGGACTACACCTATGGTTCTGATGTTGGTGGTACAAATGAGACATACTCTGTTGGTGGCTCTATCTATAACGATCCTAGAGGTAAAGGTATTCAATCTGGCTCTACAATGACTGGTGGTCAATATGACTTGTTGGGCTCTGGTTACTCAAAGCAACATGACAGTACAAATACAAATATAGCACAAACAGCAGCATTGGGAACAGGTGCTAACTTGTTAGTCTCTATTCATGCTACTACTGGTGTTTGTGTTGCCGCGAATGATGGTGATGCTATTACTACTACACTCTCTTCTACAGCGACTTTGACTGGCATTGCAGGACAATTGGTTGATTTTGATGCTGTGACCGGAGCATTGTTGGACGCTGGTGTTCTTAGTGGTTTGCAATTTTTAGTAGTATCTAAAGCTGCCATCACTGCTGCTTGTGCTAGTGGATGGTTTCCAGATTATTCTATGACTTCAGACCTTGTAATTTCTGACATGTCTGGTGTAGGTTTGGAACTAGTACCTTCTTCAGTACAACCAGGAAGTGTATACAACTTGCGTAGATTTACAAAAATAGTAAAATTCGTAGGTTCAGGTAGCAACCAAATCGTTGTTGATCCTTTAGGTGGAACACACGTGCTGTTTGTTGTTAATAGAACTGGTCCTGCTGAAGCTAATGTTTCTACTGGAGAACTTGAATTATCTTTCGTAGCTGCTGATGGTCGAGTTGCTGATGCTTCTGGCGCTTCTACTGTAATTCCTACTTTCGAATCCACAATGGATGGTACTTATAATCCTGCTCCAATCATTCCAGAAATCGATATCAAAATCGAATCTTTGAGTGTTGTTGCTACTTCTCGTAAGTTGAAAGCAAAATGGTCTCCAGAATTGGCTCAAGACTTGAACGCTTATCACTCATTGGATGCAGAAGTTGAATTGACTCAAATCCTTTCTGAGCAAATCGCTCTTGAATTGGATCGTGAGATCTTGAATGACTTGTTGACTCAAGCTAACGGTGCTAACTTGTTCTGGTCACGTGCTCCTGGTAAATTTGTTAACAAATTGACTGGTGCTTCTATCACTTATGATACAGCTGCAGCTCGTGGTCCTTCATTCACTGGTACTGTTCAAGATTGGTACTCAACTTTGGTTGAAACTATTATCGATGCTGGTAACACTATCCAAAGAAAAACTTTGCGTGGTTCTGCTAACTTCATCGTTGTAGGTACTGATGTTGCTACTGTATTGGAATCAAGTGTAATGTACAAGCCTTCTTACTCTATCGATGGACAAGGTCAAGCTGGTGCGATCACTATCGGTGCTGAGAAAGCTGGTTCTTTGAGTAACAGATTCACTGTTTACAAAGATCCTTACTTCCCACGCAACAAGATCTTGATTGGTTACAAAGGTGGTTCTTACTTGGAAACAGGTTATGTATACGCTCCTTATGTTCCATTAATCGTAACTCCTACCATGTTCGCTCCAGAAGATTTCACTCCAAGAAAAGGTGTGATGACTCGTTACGGAAAGAAAATGGTTCGTTCTGATTTCTACGGTACTGTAACTTGTTTGGATATGCACATCATCTAATTGATGAGGTGAATTCCTAATCAAAAAAGGGTGGTCGGAGGAAACTTTGGCCACCCTTTTATTTTATCGGAGTCATTATGGGAAAAATTTCGAAAAACTCTAAAGATAGTCGTATAACTAACCAAGATTTAAATAAAATTTTCATTAAAGAATTACGAAAGAAGAAAAATAAGAAACTAGTTAACGAAGGTATTTTGGGAGATTTACTCAAAGCATTGTCTGGATTGGCTTCTACCCTTATGAAAGATGTGTCTGGTGGCTATAAAAAACAAACGATTGATAATTTAAAAAAACAACAGACACAAATCAAGAAAGCAAAACTCACGCCAGAGGGTGCTCAAGCTTATGCGGATGCTCTTAAGAAAGCAGTAGAAGTCGCAAAATCTTCTTATGAAGCTGGCATGAAAGAAGTAGCTAATGCTATGGGGAATTCAAATGATCCTACCATTCAGAAAGACTGGAAAGGCTATGCTGTGATTGCAATGACTACAGCTTTTGGTGACATCACTGGTATTATGGAGGGCAATTCAGAGATCTCTACGCTGATAAAAGACTTAGAATCTGGAAATTTAAGCGAAAAGAAGAAAGAAGAGAAAGAAGAATCGAAGCCTCCGGCAAAAGATTTGAAAGTATAGTATAATTAACGGTGTTTATTTACAAGGAGTTAATATGTCAAAGAAAAAATCATTTAAATCTACGGAAGAGACTTTTGAATTGTCAGAAGTAGAAGAAACTGTAGTAGAATCATCAGAAGGAGAAAATGAAATGGCTGAACATACTCATGCAGAATTGGAAGCTAAAATTGCTGCTTTAGAAGCTAAAGTAGCTGAACTTGAAAAACACGATGTTTTAGCTGCTGCTGAAGCAAAATCACACGCTTTGGTAGATGCTGCATTTGCAAAAGTCGCAGATGTTGTAGAAGCTAAAGTAGCAAAAGCAGTGAAAAATATTCAAAGCGGAAATGTAGATTTTGAAGAAATCTTTCAATGGTTTAAGAAAAGACAAGCCAAAGGTCGTCCTTTCTCTCGTTAATGATACGTAACTTCATTACCTCATTGAGAATAAGGCGATAAATTTTATTTCAAAAAAAATCGAAATATTTTTAATTCGTATGGATCAAATCTTCCTCGTAAGTAACAGCGGAAAAGGGAGTTTGATCCTATTTTTTTAAGGAAGAATAACGGAAATTTTCTAGTATACTTATAGATTGTGAACAATAAACAAACCAAGGAGGTAATTTATGGCTACATTTGCTAATACTGATAGTCCAACACCGTTTGGGATCTATGATGCTGATGCAGACTTTATTTTAGAAGCTGATCCAATGGTTACGTTCGTGAAAAGAAAGTTAGGTGATGATATTCTCTCGGTCGAATTGACAAAGAAACAAATCTGGATGTGTTTTGAAGAAGCAACTCTAGAATACTCCAGACACATGAACGAATATCAAGCAAAGTCTCAATTGAGTAATCTCTTAGGCAATTCTCTTAATTCTGTAGCAGGTCAAGGACCGAGTGGAGCACAAGATAAATTTCCAAGAGAGACCCTAGAGTTCTTAATGAGAAAAGCAGAACCGTACGCAAGTTTTGCAGCTGTAGGTGGTAGTTACAATATTATTTCAGGATCAATTGAACTTGTTCCAGGAAAACAAGACTATAATATCTACGAAGATATGATGATCAGAGATTCGAATGGCGACGAAGTTGTTGCAGCAGATGTATATCCAAATCAAAAACTAAGAATATACGATGTGATGCATACCTCGCCACAGGCAGCGTATAGATTTTTCGATACTACTAGTGCGATTAACTATCTAAACAATGAATTTGCCTTTGAGTCATTCACACCAGAGACAGTATTCTATGTATTACCAGTATACGAAGACGTATTACGACAACAGCAAATGAATGTGTCGAATCGTGTTCGAAGATCTAATTATTCATACGAAATGATAGGGAAGAATCTTCGAATTTTTCCTATGCCTACTGAACCAAGAAATTTATGGATTAAGTTTTCTCTCCCACAAGACGGATTAAGTCCGGACATCCTGGATAACTCTATAGACGGTGTAAACGGTCTCTCTAATATTCCATTTGGAAATCTCGCTTACAGCAATATTAACAGTGTGGGAAGACAATGGATTAGGCAGTATACTCTAGCATTAGCTAAAGAAGTTTTGGGTAGAGTGAGATCTAAATTCGGTTCTATTCCTATTCCTAATGGAGATTTGAGCTTAGACGGTGATTCTTTGAAATCAGAAGCACAGAGTGAAAAAGACGCACTGCGTGACAAATTGAGAGAATTATTAGATTCATTGACTTATGACAAGTTATTAGAGTCTCAAGCAGCTGAAGTCACAAATATGCAAACTATTCTTAAAGCAATTCCTGTGCCTCTTGGCAAGTGTATTTCAATCGGATAAGGAGGTAAATTATGGCAAGACTATTTATTACTCCTCGCGAGATAGACTTTATTAGTGATATCACTAAAGAGATTACCAAAGACGTAATCGGAGACAAAATCTACTATTATAGAGTTCGTGAAGACGCAACTCAAGTTCATACGCTCTATGAAGAGTCACCTGAAAAAGTCGTAGACCCTCCTGTTGAAATTGATGCTAGAGTTCAATGGAACCCAAAAGAAGTGACTTCTGATAGATTTGGTACACACGCTATGTATAACTGTGAAGTGTATATCCACTATCGAGATATGCTAGACAGAAATATTAAAATTGTCGAAGGTGATTTTTTCACTCATGGTGACAATGTTTTTGAAATCACTTCATATACTTATGACAAGACTATTTTTGGTCAAGTAGAACACATTGTCGGTTTCAATGTAAAAGGTAAGCAGACTCGCAAAGGTGTTGTTGACCTTAAGATTTGGGGACCTACAGAAAGAAAATACACGGATCCAGATGCCATTCGAGACACATTTCAGCAACAGAGGGGCGATGCTACAATGGGCGACAATCGAATTCTAGTCGATCAAGGAAAAGTAGACGATAGTTTACATACTCAAAGAGAAGTGAAGAAGGATGATACGTCTTCGTCGTTCTACGGAGATGAACCATGAGCAGTAGATATAAAGTAAATGCTGTTGCTACTGATGGCGGTATGAAAACAGGTGTTGAAGGTCTAGATATTCCTCAAGACTTTCAAATGCCATCTTGTGGTATCGAGGATGTCGATAGAGCAATGTTTAAATTGTTCAACGAAGACATACCTCTCTACTACCTCTTAGATGGTGACCTGAAGAAAATCCCGACTATCTTTGGCGCTGGTGAGAGAGCTTTTCTCTTGCGGAGAAAAGAGCCAATTAGAGACGTGAATGGCGCATTAATTCTTCCAATGATCTCTATTCTTAGGACTAGCATTCAACAAGACGTTCAGGGAGGAATTGGGCCTGGTAACGGTGAACTCGTAATAAAGAAAAAATTATCCGAAGACGATAAGTCTTGGAAAAAATTGAAAAATTTTCAGAATCTACAAAATGCAAAAGACGTTCAAGGCACAGGTGATCTCTCAAATATCTCTTTGGCTATCAATCCTAATAATTCTATTTACGAAGTCATAGTAATTCCTGTACCTAGATTTTATCAGGCTACATACGAAGTCACATTTTGGGCTCAATATCAGTCTCAAATGAACAATATGATAGAGGCTTATACTTCTTCATACAACTTGAGATCTACAAGATCTCATAGAATTGAGAGCCCAAAAGGATGGTGGTTTGTTGCTAATTCTGATGAATCAATATCTTTTGAAAATAATATCGATAATTACACTGATGACGAGAGAATATTAAAAGCAACAATTACAATTAATGTCACTGGTTATCTCTTGGGTCCGTCGTTTCCAGGAGCACCTAATGACGTAAGGAGATATATTAGCGCACCTAGAATTTCTTTTGATATCGCAGATACCGATATAAAATCTGTGCCTTCTTCTAGAATTCCATCAGGAAATGCGGAGGATTATACATTCGAAGATATAATGAATGAGACTTATCCTCTTCCTGGTGCTGGTGTAGCACAAGCAGATCTTCAAGCAGATTTAACTAGAGTGACAATCGGCGGGAAAAACAAAGAAAATATCAATAATCAAACCCAAATAATCGAAAATCCTTTTACGGGTTTTTCCGTAAAAGCGACATTAAAATCGAAAAATTTATCAACCGGTGAACGAGTTTATGTAATAATCGATAACTTGGACAAATAAGGACATAATTATCACAAGATTTTTTAATTAAGGAGAAAAATATATGGCTGAGAATACTTTCAAATCTCCAGGTTTTTTCGAAAGAGAAATAGAATTGACCGCGGAGAAACAGTCTCCGATAGGTACACCTGCTGGAGTTATAGGTTCATCTCTGATGGGACCAGCTTTTGTTCCTCTAACGATAGGAACATTTACAGATTTCGAAAATCGTTTTGGAACTGTATCACCAGAAAAACCAGCAACTTATGCTGTGAGAGAATGGTTGAAAAATAGGACAGCATTGACTTTTATGAGAACTCTAGGTGCTGGTGCTAATGCGACTCCTGCAGACTTTGGAATTACAAGACAGTGGGGTACAGTAAAAAATGCTGGCTTTAAAGTCGTAGGTGACAGTGATACCGGAAAGGGTTTTGTTCAATTCTTATATGCGGATCACGTTGTGAGTGCTAATTCAGATGTTGGATTTCCAATCTATACGGATAATGACACTGTGTCTCTTTCTCTTAGAGAAAACCCACCGACAAATGATTCTCCAGTAAAAATCGTAAGAGGTATGATTATTTGTGCAGAAGACGCAAAATTTGAATTGAAAAACTTTAGTGGAGTGTATGGTGCGTCTGGTATGGTATCCGAAGACAATGGATCAAATACTTTTGTGATGAAATTGACCAAAGGAGAGAGCACTAAAGAACTTACTGTCTCTTTGGATCCGGATCACACTTATTACTTAGGTAAAGTGTTAAACACTGATGCTAAAAAATTCCAATCTGAAGGATATGTCCTCTATTTGGATCTCGGCGTAGAGCAAGAATTAGCTCCTGCAATGACAGCTGCTAATGCCAATCATGTTTTTATCTCTCATGGTAAATCTGATGTTGATGCTTCTAATAATGAATCTTTTGCTTCAGCATTTGGTAGATTTGATACAAGATATAAGGCTCCAAAGACTACGTCTTTTATCTCTCAACCTTTCGGAAAAATCGAATATGATTTGTTTCACTTTGAGTGTTTGAGCGATGGCGCTTATGCTAATACTGAATTCAAGATCTCAATCGCAAACTTGAGAAAATCTTCAGATCCTAATGACAAATATGGAACTTTTGATGTCCTCGTGAGAAAGTTCAATGATACAGATTTTGCTCCTCAAGTTCTAGAGAGATTTATCAATTGTACATTGAATCCTAATTCGGATTCTTTCATCGCTAGAAAAATCGGTGATAAAAAAGTAGTATTTGCTTTTGATGCAGATCTTGAAGAAGAGAGAAGATTAGTTATCTCTGGTAGATACCCAAATCGTTCTTTGAATATCAGGGTAGTGATGAATGACTCCGTATACAAAGGTGAAGTTCCACAAGAAGCAGTACCTTTTGGATTCCGAGGAATTCCTGTGCTAGATATATCTGGAAACTTGGACGCAGGAGCAGAAGATTATAATTTTCCAGCAATGCCTTTGACTTTCAAAGCTACAAAAGGTCAAGTGAAATATTCAAGCCTTTCATATGTAGGAGAACCTGGAAATAACGAGAGAGCAGATAAGAGAATCTACTTTGGTGTGAAAACCACAAGAATTGTTGATGATAGCGAAGTCGCTGATGGCGTGCTTGAATCTAACTTGTC